AGATCGAAAAAGAAGTGCTAACCATTGAGTCCGTAAACGTGGTACACAGCAACCCACTCTTCGGCATCAACGCCAACATCAAGGGACTGAAACGTCCGGCACGCAAACCCACACAGGAGTAATCCGATGAACGACAATACTGCCAAGGGACTCTACTCCCAACTGGAATCACTCCGGGATACCTACTTGCAACGGGCAAGGGAAGCAGCCCTACTTACGATTCCCTATCTTGTCCCTCCGAGTGGCCATAGTTCGCACACGCATTACAGCACGCCGTATCAGAGTGTTGGAAGTCGGGGGGTAAACAACTTGGCATCAAGGTTAATCCTTTCCCTATTCCCCACCAATGCACCTTTCTTCCGTTTTGCCATCGACCAGGGCGAACTCAACAAAGCCTTGGAGGAAATGGAAGACGAAGAGATGGCGGCACAATTCAAGACCGAACTGGACATTGGCCTTTCCAAAGTCGAGCGTTCCATTTCCCAGGAGATTGAAGTTGAAGGTTTTCGTTCCGGGGCATTCGAGGCATTGAAGCAACTCCTGGTTGCCGGAAATGTCCTGATCTACATCCCGGAGGATGGTGGCTTGCGGGTATTCCGATTGGACAGATATGTCGTAAAGCGTGACCCAATGGGCAATATCACCCACATCGTCACGAAGGAGACAGTCGCCGCCGCTACGCTATCGCCGGAACTTCAGCAACTGATTGGTGACGAAACTGGCAAGGATGACACCATTGACCTTTACACGGCTATTGTCAGGGACGGCAAGGGGTATATGTCTTGGCAAGAATTGGGTGGCACAAAGATTCCCGATTCCGAGGGCAAGTATGACGACACCAATATGCCTTGGATGGCCTTGAGGTACACCCGGATTGACGGGGAAGCTTATGGTCGGGGCTTTGTCGAAGAGTACCAGGGTGACTTGCAATCACTCGAAGGACTCACCAAGGCACTTGTGCAAGGTTCCGCCGCCGCCGCCAAAGTCCTATTCCTGGTTAACCCGAACGGCACAACCAGGGCGAAGGATTTGGCCGAAGCACCCAATGGAGGGTTTGTGGATGGCATCCGTGAAGACATCAGTACCCTCCAAATGGAGAAGTTCAATGACTTTCGGGTGGTGCAAACCGCTATCGGGCAGATTGAAGAACGTCTCTCCCATGCTTTCCTTCTGAATAGTTCCGTCATCCGCAATGCCGAGCGAGTCACCGCAGAGGAGATCCGTATGGTGGCACAGGAGTTGGAAGCCGCCCTTGGTGGATTGTACTCGCTTCTTAGCCAGGAACTTCAGATGCCCATCGTCAAGCGGTTGATTTCCAAGATGACAAAGCAGAAGCGTCTTCCGAAGCTACCCAAGGAAGTTGTAAAGCCAACTATCACAACCGGGGTGGAAGCACTCGGACGAGGGAATGACCTGAACAAACTCGACATGTTTGTCGCCGGGGTCGGGCAAGTAATGGGACCAGAGGTTGTCGCCACCTATCTTGTCCCAGGAGAATATTTACGGAGGCGGGGTGCAGCCGTCGGTATTGACACAAATGGTCTGGTCAAGACCGACGACCAACTCCAGCAGGAGCAGCAACAACAGCAGCAAATGCAAGCCATGATGCAACTTGGGAAGCCAGCGATTGATTCGGCCACCAAGCAAATGATGCAAGCACAAGAAATAGACCAGCAACAACAAGAGGGGTAAACAATGGCGCAGACATACAGCGTTGAAATAAACGAACCGACACCCGGTGAGATTGAGCCGGAAGACAAAAAGGAAGAGGTCGATGGCAAGCAAGAAGAGGAATCGCAAAAGCCGGAGGTCGAAGAACAAGAACCGGAACGCCCAGACTGGTTGGATGAGCGATTCAAAACGCCGGAAGACCTAGCCAAGTCCTACGCTGAATTGGAGAAGAAACTCCTTGAGAGGCAGGAAAAACAGGAGACACAGGCCGATCCTGATGCAAATACGGACACAGATGCGCCTGAGACTCCGCAAATCATGGATCTTGTGACATCCGCAAGTGACGAGTATTGGAGCAACGACGGGCAACTTTCCGAAGAAACCTACGACAAACTTTCCCAGGCAGGGTTCCCGAAAGAATTGGTGGACAGCTTCGCACAAGGGCAAGCAGCCCTGAAGACGCAGTTTGACAGTAATATCCAATCCGTAGCCAACGGGGAGTTTGACAAGATGAAGGACTGGATGCAGGAGAATGTGTCCGATGCCGACCTCGCCACTTACAACCAAGCAGTAAACTCCGGCAACGAGAGTTTCGCAAAGATGGCTGTGGAAAGTATGTATTCCCGGTTTAAACAAAACAACCCGTCTGCACCAAACCTCCTGAAAGGGGAGACTGGTGGCGATGGCGGGGTAAAGCCTTTTAACTCCATGCAAGAACTCATCCGGGCGCAATCCGACCCTCGGTATAAATCCGGCGATCCGGCGTACCACAAAGAGGTTGACAGGCGGCTTGCGGTGAGTAACTGGGAAGTAGATAGTGCTTACTAAACTGTGTTAGTGTAGTAGTGTTCATAACAAAGAGGCCGGGGGTTTTTTAGGCATTTCTTCCCCCGGCTTTTTTGTGCCTTGACAAGATTAGGATTTTTGTGCATACGTTATAGCATATCTTTCTGACAGCACCCAGCCATCGAGGTGGAGCAACTGGTTATCGGCACGGCAGATTGAGCGTCATTCTAACCCTCATTCTCAACCCTTTAATTAGGAGTCTATTATCATGGCTGGTGATTCAAATACCACAGCAACACGGCTCGGGCAGATCGACCTTTCCGGTGATGCCTTAGCAATCTTCCTCAAGAAATTCAGCGGCGAAGTCCTTCAGACGTTCGAGGAATCGAACATTATGATGCCTTTGCACATGGTCAAAACGATCCAAAACGGCAAGTCTGCACAGTTCCCTGTGACTGGCGTTGCCACAGCAGATTATCACGTTCCAGGCGAGAATATTGCATCCGCAGACGTAGATGGGTCTGGTAAAACTTACCTGTCCCAAATCCGCAATGCCGAGAAGATCATCAGCATCGACCCGGTTCTTATCGCCTCGACGTTTGTTGCAAACATCGACGAGATCATGAACCATTGGGATGCTCGCAGTGTTTATGCCAGCGAACTTGGCCGCACCCTCGCGATCCGTTCGGATACCGCCATCATCAAAACCTTCATCGCCGCCGCACGTTCCTCTGCGAACTACACCGGGGGCAATGTCGGGGATCAAATCGACGTTTCCAATGCCAGCACCACCGCTGACGCTGACTCAACCGGAAATTACACCGCAGCCAATCTCCAGGATTCGTTGTTCCTCGCCGCTGAAAAGCTTGACGACAACGACATTCCGAATGATGGCCGCAGGTTTGCAGTCCTGTCCCCCACGGACTACTACAAACTCGTCAACGCCTCCATTGCTACTTCCGCCCTTAACCGGGACGTTGGTGGCTTGGGTAGCATTGCATCCGGAACCATCCCGCAAGTTGCTGGCATCAACATCTTCAAGTCTACCCACATTCCGACCACGGACTTGAGTGGAACCTCGACTGGTGATGGTGCTTCCAACAATGATGTGTTCGGTGGATCTGGAACTGGTTACAACGGCGACTTCTCCGATACTGTCGGGATCGTTGCCCACCCATCCGCTGTCGGTACTGTCAAGTTGCTCGACCTCGCCACCGAGTCCGAGTACAAGATGGAACTGCAAGGCACGCTCCTGCTTGCCAAGTATGCAATGGGTCACGGCGTTCTCCGCCCCGAGGCTGCATTCGAGTTGGTGAAATAACCGACCGCAACCATTCCCCTCTAACTTGGAGGGTTGCTGGGAGTTTTCTCTTGGCAACCCTCCTTTTTTGTATATGCGTATTGTGTATGGCCACCCTGACCCTCTCCACGAAACTCGAAGCTGTGAACACAATTATCGGTGTTGTCGGGGAAAGTCCTGTCAACAGCCTGGGAACCGGATCCAGTAGGCCGCAGCAAGTTGTCATCGCTGAACAGTTAATTGATAACGTGATGCGTGATATCCAAAGTGAGGGGTGGCACTTCAACACGGAGAAGAAGTACACCATCTCTCTGGACGTAAACAACAAGGCAGTCCTTCCGGTGAACACAATGCGGGTAGACGCACACCCAGGGAAGCACACCGACCTGGACTTGGTGCAGCGTGGCACGACACTTTATGACAGGAAGAACCACACGGACGTTTTCACGACTGACCTGACAGTAGACATCATCTTCCTCCTGGAGTTCACGGAGATGCCGGAACAATTCCGCCAATGGGTGACAATCCGGGCGGCACGGCAAATGGCGGCAAGGTTTATTGGTTCCGGGGAGATGGAGATGTTCACGCTTCGGGATGAACAAATGGCACGGGCTGCGGCACGGAGGTCGGATAAAGAGAACGCCGACCACACCATTTTTGACCACTACGACGTTTACCAAACCATTGACCGCTAATGCCTCTCATAAACCAGAGTATCCCGAACCTTAGCCAAGGGGTTTCGCAGCAACCGGACAACATCCGCCACCTTGGGCAGGGCGACACGCAGGAGAATATGTACTCCTCGGTTGTGGATGGTTTAGTTGCAAGGCCACCCTCGGAACTTATCGGGGAACTTGGAAGCAATAGCGTCCTTTCCGCAGATTGTTTCATCCACCCCATTAACCGGGATCCAAGCAATCGACACTTGCTGGTCATCGAGCCTTTATCGACTGCCATTAAGCTTTACAACACCGCCGACGGGTCGGATATTACGATTCGTGATGCACCCACGGGAAGTGGCTCCCCAAGTGCATTTTCATATCTCAGTCACGCAACGCCCAGGACTGCGTTCCAGGCAATGACTGTTGCAGACACGACCTACCTCCTGAACAAGACGCACGAAGTCCAGGGTATGACTACGGCAAGTTCTGCACTGGAGAAGAAGGCAGTCGTATTTGTAAAGCAAGGGGATTACGCCAAGGAATACCATGTGGACATCAAGGTTGGTGACACCATTACGCATTGCACTTATCGCAGCGGCAAAGGCTCAGGTACAAACTCATCCTTGGTTAATGGGGTTGCACCAGGGGCAACTGGAGCCGGGGGCGCGAATGGTGACGCAAAGGACGCTTCTACGGAACTTATCACTCAGGGTTTGTGGGCAGCAATTGAGGACAGGGGGATTACCAATATCCAAACCACGCTTGCTGAACTTGAAGGAGTAACCGGGGCAGCAGGTTCAGAAAATTACTCCTCTTCAACAAACGCTAATGCCATCCTCATCGAGTACACCGGGGGGAGTGATTTCAATGTGGATGTCCATGATGGCCTTGGGAATATCGGCACAGGTGTCATTTACGACCATGTCCAAAACCTCTCTAGTCTTCCAACGATTTGCTTCAATGGTTTTAAGGTAAAAGTCAAAGGGGATACATTACTAGTCCAGGATGACTACCATGTTGTGTTTTCCACAAAGAACGGGGATACATACGATGGGACACTCCAAGAACTGCACTTGGTCAATGGGGGGACTGGATATATCGATAGCACAGGGTACCCACTAGGGATTAGTGGGGGTGGAGGCTCTGGGGCAACAGGAACCTTCGATGTTTCTGGGGGGATCGTTACAAACCTACAGATCACCGCAGCAGGATCAGGATATACACACGCCCCAACGATTACATTTCCAGGGGCAGGAGCAGGTACAGGTGCTTCAGCACAAGCAGTCCTGCAAGCAAACGGGGAGGGTAGTTGGGCAGAAACTGTCGCACCTTCCACAGTCCAGAACCTTCCGGCCTCCGACCTTCCATTAAAGATTGCCCCGCAGGATTCCGGGAGTGCCTACTATATCGCAGAAAACACCTGGGGAGCCAGGACAGTCGGGGACACCACAACCAACTCCCAACCATCCTTTGTCGGGGAAACCATCGAGCAGTTGTTCTTCTTCAAGAACCGACTCGGAATGCTGTCCGGGCAGAACGTCCTGTTTTCCGAGAACGACAACTACACCAACTTCTTCCGCACAAGCACTCTCTCGCTCCTGGATAGTGACCGGATTGACGTAGGGGTGAGCCACACCAAGGTTTCCTTCTTAAAACACGCCCGTGCATTCCAGGAGAAGCTACTTCTATTCAGCAACCAAAGCCAGTTTGTCCTGCGCGGGAACAATCTCCTGACCCCATCAACAGTTAATATTACCCCGGTGACGGAGTACCAAGTGCAATCCGGGGTGGAACCATTGGTACAAGGGCAATACATCTACTTCCCATTTGACCGGGGTTCTTACCAAGGACTTTATGAGTATTACACGGACGCAACCACGGACACGTTCCGGGCTGAAGAAGTGACTTCCCATATCCCCAGGTACATCCCTTCCGAGATCAAGCACATGACCGGAAGCGAGACTGAAGACTGTATCGCGATCACTACTACTGCATCAGACGGGGGTAAGGATGTGTACATCTACAAGTATTTCTGGGCGGGGAACGACAAGATCCAATCCTCCTGGTCAAAATTTACATTCACCCACGACATCATCGGCATCTTCTTTATCGAAAGCGACTTGTATATAATGATGGAAGATGGAACCCGTAGTTTCCTTGAACGGGTGCGGTTGGAGTCCGGTTTGGTTGACACAGGGTTTTCCTACACCATCCGCCTGGATTCCCGGCAAAAAGTGAATGATGGCACCCATTCGGTGACATATGATGCTTCCGCCGACACGACCACGATCACGCCGGGGGTGGACTGCACCGGGATTGAGGTGTGGAGCGAGGATGGAAACAAGGCCACGGAAGCATCCAGCACGGCAAACACCATCACAGTCAATGGAGACTGGAGGAGTACAACCATCGGTTCCTACATCGGCTACCCAATCTCCTGGCAGTATGAGTTTACCAAGCCAGTCGCAAAGCAAGCCACGGCAAGGGACGGACTCACTACAAGCAAGTACATTAACCAAGTGGTACGGACGGGTTCGGTGGAGTACGCAGGGACAGGACACTTCAAGGTTGAGGTATCGAAGAAGTACCGGGACACCTTCACCCATGTTTTCAACCCGACCTTCTTAGGGGCGGACAGCAAGTTGGATACCCTGGTACTGGAGGATGGTTCCTTCCGCTACCCTGTCTACTCCAATGTCAATGACCTCACTATCAAACTCAAGGGCAGTTCCGCATTGCCGGCAAAGTTTCTTTCCGCCGAGTTTGAGTCCACCCTTGCAGCAAGGAGTCGTCGATATGCAGGTTAATTTCATAGACAGCTACATCCGACCAACGGAACTCGGGGATGCCGTGGAACTACACAGCAATCTTCGTGAGCAAGATAAAGAGGAGTGCCTTGGCCTCGGTGTCTTCCCATTCATGGCTTGCACCCAGTCTGCGATCCCCGGGGACAGGAACTACACTTTGCGAAAGAACGGCACGGACGAACTGGTAGCATGTTTCGGGGTT